AGTAAAATCTACCTTACAATTCGGGAGGGCAAAATTGCCCACAAACAAGGAGATGCTTATGTTTTGTATGATTCTTTCGAGGGTCAAATCGTAGGTATTAGCACACGTGAAGGTAAGTACGGCACAGATTTGTGTTTAGACTTATTAGACAATGACAAGGTGTATCAATTGCAAATCAAGATGAAAGGTGAAGAGCCTACTAGTAAGCAGACTTCTTACTTCATTGCTTTTGCACATTGTTGCCCTGGTATTGACCCTAGCAAAAAGGTTGAGTTTATTCCTTCTTTGAAGATTGTTGAAGACAAGAAAAGGTCGGCTTTGTTTATCAAGCAGAACGGACAAATTCTTAAGTGGTCTTTTAAAGTAGGTCAAGATGGTGTTCCTGCACCAGAGGAATTGAAGAACAAAAAGGGGGAAGTGATTTCTACTGATTGGTCAGAAGTTGAAGCGTATCGAGTTGACAGAGTAAATGAGTTTACTAAAAAGGTAATTCCTTTTGAGCCTGTACACGATATTGTTGCTGATCATGCAATGAATCCTTACGTAGAGTCTTCTCAAGACGATGATGATCTTCCTTTCTGATGCCACGTGGTGTAAATAATACAAAATTGGCCGAGAAAATTGGAACTAAAGTTGAACCTGCTCATATGAAACATTATGGGCAGGAACAAAAGGCTATAATTCGGCAGTCTTCGTTAAAAAGTGCCGTTTCTTTGGTTGAGTCCATTGTTCCAAGATTGCAAGTCGATTTCACGGTTACAGATATTCGTAACCTTACTTTGGAAACTGCTGAGTTGTTCGAAGAATGGGTCTTGAGATAATTCAAATCAATAAGGATAAGAGCTACGATGAATGGATTCAGTTCCGTACTCGTGGGCTTGGGGCCTCAGAGATTGGTACTCTTATGGGTGTCAACTCTTGGAAATCTCCTGCTGAATTATACTATCAGAAGATAGGATTGATTCCACAGAAGACAGAACAAAACATTCCTATGTTCATGGGAACTATCTTGGAAAAGACTGTTGCTGAGATATTTGAGTATTGGGATGGTGATGACGAAAGTATGCTAAGGAACTATGAAAGCCAAACTAAAGTACGTACTTTGTACGAGCCGGTTGGGTATGTGGTTAATCCACAATATCCTCATCTTTTTTTCTCGCCTGACAGATTACAAATCAAATCAAAAAACTTAAGAATAAGAGATGGTAGAATTAACTTGGAAAATGTGGAAGCTGTTATTGAGATTAAAACGATTAGTGGATGGAGTAGCAAGCAGTGGGAGGGCGGTATTCCACCGTCTTATTACTTGCAGCTGCAAACCTACTTAATGGGTCTCGGAATTGATACTGGCTACTTAGTCGCTCTAGAAGATGGAAGAAACTTAAAGGTTCACAAATTCGATAGGGATCAAGAAATGATAGATATGATTGGTAGAGTAACAGCAGACTTCTGGTCATGTGTAGAAGCAGGTCGCCTTGCTTTAGAACTAGGAGAGGACTACGAGCAATATGCTCCACCGCCAGATGGCACGGAAGCCTACTCGGAGTTTTTAAATAAGAAGTTCGCCAATCCTGAAGATAACACGATTGTGTCTACACCAGAGATAGATGAGTGTATACTCCAGTACAAGGTGAAGAACTCAGAGATGTCTATTCTAGATGACGAGAAGAGGGAAGCAGCTAATTTCATTAAGAACTATATGGGTAACAATACGACTATACAATCCGAGGAAGGTAAAGTAACTTGGAGACCCAATGCTAAAGGAACTAGAATTTTCAGAGTTGGATGAAAACAAAGGATATCGAATGGTATCGGGCTATGTGGGAGTCACGTCCACACAAATGCCAGGAGTGTGGTATACATCTACAACACTTCAGTCCGATGTACATCTCGCATATCATAACAAAAGGAAGTTATCCGAGTCTGAGGAATCATCCCGAAAACTTTATGATCTATTGTTCGCAATGTCATCAGTTATGGGAATTTGGGACTCGGACGAAGATGAAGACTTATGATGAGGCTATGGAGATAATGGATAGACTAAAAAGAGAGTATCATGAATCACGGTAGTTTATTTAGTGGAATAGGTGGATTTGATTTAGCAGCCGAGTGGATGGGGTGGGACAATAAGTTCCATTGCGACATCAACCCCTTTAGTAGAAAATTATGTAGTTTTTATTGGCCCAAGGCCGAAAGTTATGACAATATCAAGACAACTGACTTTACAATTTGGCGAGGAAGAATCGATGTCCTCTCCGGTGGTTTTCCATGTCAACCATTTTCCCACGCTGGAAAAAGGATGGGAAAAGAAGATGAACGCCATCTTTGGCCTGAGATGCTCCGGGCAATCAGAGAGATTAGACCCAAATATGTCGTGGGGGAGAATGTTCGTGGAATCCTTAGTTGGTCGGACGGATTGGTTCTCGAAGAGGTGTACGCTGACTTGGAAGGCGAGGGTTACGAAATCCAAACGATTGTACTTCCAGCTGTCGGCATCAATGCACCACACAGAAGGGACAGAGTCTGGATTATTGCTAAAGACACCAGCAGCGATGGATGCCTACTCGGAGGGACTATCGAAGAAGCAGCAGGTATTCGGGAACTCTGGAACACTAGCTCAAGAGGTGGCAACGGGGTTCATATACAAGAGGGGTTTATTACCGACCCCGAACGCTTGCGATTGGAACTCGGCCAAGATGCCACAGACTTACATCGCCTCAGTTCTCAGACACAAGGAGAAAGGAGTCAATCAGCAGTTAACATTACGCCAGATGACAATGTTCATTCCGAACAAGGTGGACCATCCGAAATTTGGAACGGCTTCCCAATTAAATCCCCACTTTGTAGCGGAGATGATGGGCTTCCCACTGAATTGGACGGACTTGCCCTTCCTAAGTGGAGAAAAGAAAGTATAATGGGATATGGTAACGCCATTGTTCCTCAAATTGCTTATCGTATATTTGCAACTATAGATAAAATATGAAATACACAGTAAGAGGGCCACGAGTTATTTTAACTCCCCCAGTAATTAAACAGAGTGTGATCGAAGTAGACGATAAGTTGAAAAGAGAACTGATGGAAAAGGAAATGAAGAAATGGTGGAATTTGACAGTTCTAGCCGCTGGAGATGAGGTTGTAGGAATTGAAGTGGGTGACGAAGTTTATGTCATCCCTATCTTCTTGCACAATGCCGAGAGAATTGAAATAGATGGCGTAGAACGCATGATTGTGCGTGCTGCTGATATATCTATCGTTTGGAAATAGTATCTTCGTATAGAATGTCCCCACCTGCATACCGTAAGATCTGCTCGTGGGGCTTTTTTTATACTCACAGTATCAATTTGCGCCCGTTTTTAAACTATTGCGCCTACTTTACTTATTTTTCACACTATAATGTGATTTTCTTATTTATTTTAATGGCTATCGTAGTTATTGACGCATAAATCATATCATAATGTTAGTTAAGGGTCCACAAATGCTAGTAAGCTGAAAAAGTGGCAAATGTTTGCACAAAGTAGTGAAAAGTAATACCTATTGCAAAACAATTATAGTTTTCTTTAGTTAGTCTCACGAAACACCGAGCTGAGACCAAAAAAACTAGAGTACCCTACAATTATACCCCCTGGTATAATACCGTTCGGTAAAAATATACCCCCCCATACCAATATCAAGGCTAAATATTCCCTTTCGGTAAAAAATAGCCCCCCTACCTAAAAATATAGTTTATGCTTGGTGTGGAGGTAATATATCGTTGCAACCAGACCGGCTGTCAAAAAAAAACACCCCCCGCCCTATCTCATTGGTGATCAACGATTTAACACCGACCTCATTGCCAGGCCTACCTTCATCGCTTTTTTACAATAATAAAATCCACATAATCCATCACTAATCGTGTACACATTCGACCGAATGTAAACGCTCTCAGCCCAAGCCTAGCAAGGATCTACGCTGGAAGTGTCCACTAAACTGGGCACAGCTCACACATAAGGAACGCATGCGCATACGCCCTCGATTCCATAAATCGCAAAAGGGATTTCTCCATGCCTATGCCATAGGTAAGCATCCACCACCAAATCAAATTTGCGATTCATCTGATGCATCAAATATCGAATTCTCTTTTTTTCTTTGCCATGTCCTAAACCCATGCAAAATCTATCTGATGCACAAAACTGTCAAATCGGTGAAATTATTTTTCCCAATGTTTACTAGGGCTGACGATACTATTTTCACTTTTTTCAAAAATAATTCTTGCATATTAAATTCTTTTACCATTATCTTTGTGGCATAGAAAAACACAACCAAAACACAAAACAAACAAACCATGAAAAACACAATCGCAACCCCAATCACTATGAAAGCACAAATCATCTTATCTCAAATTGTTGATGGTCAAACCATCTATTCTCACTCTGTTACCATGAATGATTCATTCGATGGCAAGAAACTAGGTCAAATCGTAGGTGCTTTGGCACATCGTTACTACCAACAAATCATTGCTACCAAGATGAACAATGGTGGGAAAGGCTTGAACCTACGCACCCCATTCGACATTCAATTCCTTATTGATGGCGAGACCTTGGTTGACTCAGTAACTTTTGACGAGGACATCAAGGCTCGTATCATCATGGGTACTACCAAGAAAGGCCAAATGCGTTTTGCTCGTCTCCTTGCTGTATCTCTCTACCATGGCATGAAAGGTGAATTCCTTCCGACCAAGCCTATGGTTGACTTACTTGATGAG